ACTTCAGTCGCAGACATGTTTTTCTTTTCCACAAGGATCTCGAACAGGTCGAGAAGGAACGCTTCCTTCAGCCGCCCCTCAAACCATTCCAGCACTTCAATGCCCGTGCCGGGGTTGGTCAGGCCCTGCATAGCTTGTGCCAACGGTCGGCCCTCAGGTGACACCATGTCCCAGTTTAGCGCACCGTTGCGCATGGAGAACTTGCTGCCCGCGCCTTTGCCATGCAGCAGGATCGGCGGGAACGCAGCCCGCGCACTGCCTTCGATAATGTCACGACTCAGGCGGTTCAGCATGGCGATGTCATCCAGCACCACATCACCCGGCCCACGCGCATACAGTTCACCAGATCGCCGCCGCAGCTGGCCGACAGCATACGGCATGGAGTATTGCGGGCGTGTCTCAATCAGCGTCTGGCTTTCCAGCAGGACGTAATGACTGGTGTATTGTGATTCCTCTGGCCTATCAGAATCCACCACATAACGCTCGTTCGGGATGACACAGTGGACAACCTCCACCGTCTCTTCAGCGTTCTGCTTGCCCCGTGACAGCACGGCAGACGGCAACAGCTCCTCGCCGAACCGCTGCTTCAGCTGCCGGATCGTGGACGGGAAGTGGCGATACACCGTATCGGGCTGGCCCAGCCAATCCTCGCCGATAAACACCTGATACATCGGCACGGCCCGGTAATGCGGGGTTCCGTCTGGCCGCTCATCAATGAAGATGCAGGAATTGCCGAATACGCCGATATCAGCATACCCCGACAGCGATGCACCACGGAATCCGCTGCGGGTGTTGTAGCGATAGCGGAACAGCACGTCCCGCGTCTGGTCGAACCATTCCTTGACCGCTGGGCTATCCGCTAACTCGTCGCCGTTCTCCAGCGTCAGGCCATGCCACAGCGTCCCGGCAGGTGTCAGCAGGTAATCCAACACCGAGATATATTTTTCCACCAACAGCGAGGGCTTATTGTAGAAAATCTTCTCACGCGCATGATTTCCCGGCTGCCGATTCAGATCGCCGAAATGCTCATCCTGCGGGGCCAGATAGCGAGCAATCCGATTGAACCGCTGGTCATAGCCGTTCATGCGGATCGTTTTGGCCCGCTGGAAAGCGTCGATAATTTCTTTGCCTGATTTCATTGGCCTAACAGGGTTTTGGCGGCACTCGTCGTTCCTTGCGTCTCACCCGCAAACACATTGGCCGCACGTCCGCGCCGCATCCGCAATGCCTCTGCCGCCAGCTCTGCCCGGCGCTCCATGTCCGTCTGGTCAGGCGTCGGCGGTGGCGGGGCTACTTCCGGCGCTTTCGGCCCTTTGAAAATGCTACCCATAAGTGACCTCGTCCATGTAATTGCTGGGCTGATAGAACTGCTGCTGCACCCGCATGTCACGGCGCACGACGGGGTAACTATACGTGATCGCAAGAGCATCCGCAATATCAGGCGAGTAGGGCAGGTTTTCCTTCTTCTCAAGCAGAATCGCGCCGTTCTTGTCGAACCCGTAAGGAACCATTGTCAGTTGCTGCAACAGCTCTGGATCGTCCGGTAAGCTGAATACGCCTGTTGCCAAGTCCTCCTTCAGCAAACACCAGTTCTGCGCCCGCTTGTTGGCATAGCGTTTGTCAGACGACCCGCCGCCCGCATGAACGGCCTGTGCAACGTGCCCCATGCTCTCCAGCATCTGCACAAGCGTATGACCGTAAGCACACCCGTCCACATAGACAGCATCCGGGCGCTGCCTGTCGATGATCTCAGCGACACGATGCGCCAAGTCCATCATAGTGGCGTGCTGCTTCCAGCGCCATACAGAGGCCGGGTTGACGTACCGCCCGATACGCAGCACCGCCACGCTCTCGCACTCGCCCTGCCCGCTGGATGGATCAACACCGAGGATGACAGGCGCACCGAGGTCTTCAACAGGCGCACGGCTCATAGCGGCTTGCACGAGGCCAAAGGGGATCAGCTGATTGGCGGATTCGCTCGGAAACTGCCCGAGGACGCGAACCTTGACGACGTTGGAGTCGATGCCCCACGTCTCAATGAGCTGATTGATTTTCTGCTTGTCAGTACGCCGGACACTGCGGCTGTCCACAAAGCGAGTGACCCACTGGCCCTTGAGCTTGTGGAACACGTCAAAGAAACGCCCACTAGGTTCGGTAGGGTTCCCAGCCACCACGATCAGGCGTTCCGTGTTGTCATCCGAAAGCGCACCCTCGGCAGTATCGTAAATCTCGCCGGGGATCGCCGAGGCCTCGTCCATCAGGATCACGGTGCGCCGCCCGGCGTTATGGAGGCCTGCAAAGCCCGAAGAATTGTTATCGCTCCACGTTACGGCATCGGCTCGCCAGTTGGCCGGATCAGCCGCCCAGACGTATGACGTTGGTGACCAGCGGAACAGATCGCGCCCGATGAACAGGCGATGCCATTTTGCAAGCTCTGCCCACAGCACCGAGGCTAGCTGCGTCCCGGTCTGTGCCGTTGCCCTCAGGCGTGTATAAGGGTGCGTTGCAAGGCTCCAATGGATAAGCCACGAGAAGAACGCACTCTTGCCAATCCCGTGACCGCTGGACACCGCGTAGCGCATCACCGAGGCGGGGTTGATGCCGCGCCCGATTGCCTGCAACGCCTCTACTTGCCAATCCTCTGGACGCTCCATCTCAAGCGGCGTGCCCGGCTCGCCCCATGGGTAAGCAAACATCACGAACCCGTAAGGATCGCGGGCGAACGCGCCCAGAGACTGCACCAACTCACGGCGGGGATCAGTCGTCATCGTCGTCATCCTCCCCTTGTTCGATGATTGCAGCCTCCAGCGCCCGGCCCATCTGTAACGGCATCACTGGCGCGGGATCGTACGGCAGCACCGTCACGGGCTGCGCCTCCAGCTCTAACACCCGTTGCCGCGCCCGGCTCAGCTCATCGGCGAGATTGTTAAACGTGTGATCCACCTGTTTCGGGAGGATTTTGGCCAACAGGCCGCAAAACACGGCGGGGTTATCAGCGGCAACGGTCAACAGATAATTAACGCCACCCGCCTTCGTGAACGCCTCATGTATGGCCGCGCGGATGTCGCCCTGAATTTTGTTGGGCGTCCCCTTTTTGCGTCCCGCAAGCCGCTTGCCGGGAGCAGTCCCGAGCGGAGGTTTTGCCATATTTTTCGCTAAATTAAGACTTAAAACCAGCACCGAGATCATACGACACAGTGCCCGAGGTGTACGCGGTACACGCCACACGCAACCAGCCGCCGCGCGGGTCTGTGATCTCATAAGCCCCCGGCGCGGTCAGGGCGTCCGAGATGTTGACCCACGTTGTGCCCTCATCCAGCGAGCGTTGCACATACACGGTCGCGGCGAATGTGCCAGACAATTGGATGTCGCCAGTCATGCGCGGAAACTGCACGGCGAGGCTTTCGCCTGTCGCTGCAAATGTGCCTGATGTTGATTGCCGCATGATACCCCCGAGATTATGCCCGAGCATGATAACGCACGGCGGGGCGATGCGCAAGAGGCACAAAAAACCCCCCAGCGGTGAGGCTGGGAGGCTTTGCGGTTGGTGGGGTCAGGCTGCAGCAATTTCCTCGGCGGTGTAAACATACCCCCGCAAAAGTGCTTCATCCCCGTAACGATTAAAAGAAAGATCATCCGTAGAAAAGTGCGGATTGCCGTGACGATTGGCCACCATTTTAATCGCATGGCGCGGCCCTTTGGCGCGGTAGCTAAAAGTAAGGTTCCGACCGCCGAAGGCTTGCGGGGCAATTTCGCGAACTTGATAAAGTTTCATTTTCAGAATCTCCCTTAGGCTTTGTGCCTTGTTGATACCCAGACACTAACGGATTTTATAACACCCGTCAAGCATAAAAAAACACGCTTGCACGAAAAAATACGCTTGACGGGTTAAGGAATTTATAATATACCTATTTTCACGAGAGGGCAATCAAGCCCCAAGGGAGTTACCGAAATGACCGAACGCAAAACCCGCCATATCAGCCACACGCTGGAGGATCTGCTGGAGATCATCGACGCCGAAAAATTCCTTGAGGCGATCGCCCAGCGCGTCCAGGGCATCCAGTACGAGGCCGACATGATCAAACACGCCAGTTATTCCGACGAGCCGGCGAGTGGCTGGGATATCCAGCGCCTGCATGTGCATCTGGCAGCGCGTGAGTGGGACAACGTCGCTGGGTATCAGGAGCGCACCATCAGCGACCGCAACACGGCAGCGTTGCACCTCGGCAAAGCGATTCTGGATGCGTTAGAGCAAACGTTGATAGAACCGCGATTCCGCGACGGATACGGCGACGAGTGACAGAGGGGGGGGGGGGACAATAATCCCCCCTTTTTCTTGCCTAAAAAAAATGCACAAGCACGAAAAAAAACGTTTGACAGGTTATGAAATCCGAATTATAAAAAACATAACAACAAACAACGGAGATTCTACCAATGACTGACGATCTTACCCCCGAAGAGCTGGCATGGCTCGAAGTTCTGGAAGCAGAATTTTACTACTACGCCAGCCAAGAATAACCGGAGGGCCAAGCGCCCTCCCCCACCTCAAAACAGGAAATACAAAAATGACACTTGAAGAAATTGTAAACCAAATCCGCAAAATGGACGTTGCAACCATTGAAGCGACACATGCAGACATCAGCAAAAAAATGCAACGCGCCCGCAATCCTCAAATCCGGCTGGGTTATGCGCTGATTATCGAAAACCTCGAATTGCAAAAATTTATCAAAACCACAGAGCCTTGCGACATGAGCGACGAAGAATTGCTGGCAGAACTTACAACATAATTTCAACAGGGCGGCAATCACGCCGCCCCACATCACAACAGGAGATTTTCCCATGTCCCACAAAATGACCCGCGAAATGCTTGCAGAAATTAATGAAATTTTTTCTGCAAAGTTTGATCAAATTTTTTCTGCCAGTACGCAGGAATTAAACACAATTTTTAGAGCGTACGCCGCTGGCCTGATTGCCTCATTTTTTGCAACCAAGTGCGCAGGGCTGACACACACCGCCGATGCAGATCATATTGCGCTGTTTCGGGAGGAAATGCTGCGTTTTGCGGACGATTTGACAAAAGAAGCAAATCGCATCCGTCAGCGTGTTGCTGAGGCCAACTAACCCAACCGGGGCGGCAATCACGCCGCCCCACCTCACACAGGAAACCGACCATGTCCAAACGATCCGCCACCTGCCTAACCCTGACCGCCATCGCATGGGTTGCCATTTGCGCCGCCCTGCTGGATGCAGGACTGGCCCGCCAGTTTGACAGCGAGCGCGATTGCAACAATACCGCCGCAACCGCGCCGGTGTGCCGTTAATCAATCACCAATCGAGGGAGTAAATACCATGCGAGATTATTTTGAGCTTGACCCCTGCCCTTGGGAAGAGGAAGGCGCTCAGGTTGGCCGGGATGATAAATTTACGCTTGCAGCCGAGGCCCGGCGCTTTGCGCATCAGATCCGGCAAGCGTACCCATTGCCGAACAGCCGTTGCCATGTTGACGTGCATTGGCAAAGCCATGAGCTGGGCAGCTATCCGGAAATCCGCGTCAAGTTTGATACCTCCGACCCGGAGGGCGAGGCCTGGGCGATGACTGTCGAGGCCGATCCCGACGACAAGCTGCGACGGTGGGTCGATTAGGCCCGCCCCTTCTTCCCCTGAATCAATCACCAACCGAGAAAACCACCATGCGAATTCAGAAACCCACCCCAGATCAAATCCGCGCCGCCCGTAAAACCGCAGGCCTGACACAAAAACAGGCCGCCGAGATGGTACACGCCTGCCACGTCGTTCAATGGAACGTCTGGGAAACCGGACGCGTTGGAATGCCCCGCGCGGCGTGGCATCTGTTCCTGATCCTGACCGACCAGACCGACAAGCTGGAAAAAACGGCCTAGGACGCTTCTGGATAGGAGGGGGCTTGCGCAGCTTATCCCGACCACCAAACCCCATCAGAAACCCACCGCAACGCGAAATAGAGGTATTTTGAACCATGAATGACAACTCAGTTGAACAATCCCGCGATTTTACCCGCAACAGCCTGATCAACAACCTTGAGGGAATGGCGATCTGGATGTACGCTTTGCCTGAGCAGGTGGACATGCTGCACAAGGATGACCTGCTTCAGATCCAGATGTCCGCCGAGCGCCTAGAAACCCGGCTCAATCAGACGCTAGACTGGCTGGCCCGTGAAACGGGGAGGAAGCGTGAGACCAAGGGGGCGCAGAAATAGCAACCTGTGACAGATTGTCACGTCTTCAAAACACCCCGGCCATTGTGCCGGGGTTTTTGTTGCCTGGCTCATGCCGTTGCCATCTCAGCCGCCACGCCCGCTTGCAATAGCGCCTCGTAACGTTTGCGCACGTCGGGCGCCATTTGATCAACAGACGGCTGCGCAACAGGCGGCTGCGCAACAGACGCCAGCCACCCCTCCCACTTGCCGGACGACAACCAGCGCTCTGCTGCCGGGATGTATTGCCGATCATCGCCCTTGGCCCGCACATCGTCCGCCATTTTGCGCGCCGCTGCCATCAATTCGTCGGGTGTCCGCCCGGCCTTCAGCCTTGCCCTGTACGCCGCCAATGCGGATTTCCGGCTGCGCCTGTGCGGATGGTGTGGGTACGTTGCCCAAAATTCAGCAAACGTGTCAGGCTCTGATTCCGAAGGCTTGGCAGGAGCATCCACAGTTGTAGCGCTGTCCGCTATGGCAGGTGATGCTACAGGAATGCACTCAGCCAAAACTTGTTCGACTGGCTCTTCGCTCGATACGTCCCCGGAAGGGGGTAAGGGGGTTTCTTTCTTTTCTATTCTATTCTTATCTAGGGCGTCACAGTGACGTTTCTGTGACGTCACAGTGACGTCACATCCGTCACATCCCGTTTCACCGTTTTGCGTTTGAGATTTTTTCTTTTCCCTCCAAAGCCTTGTGCGGGCCGCGCTTGTGTCTGACGGCTGCTGGCGCTTCTCCCAATTCAGCACATTCCACTCAGAATCAATGAATCCCTTGCGCATAAACAGCGCTTTTGTTTCCTCCAATTCCGCCTCTGTGACACGCAGTGCGAACGCGAGTTCCGTCACATCGAGCGTCACTGTGACGTCACCACAGCGCAAACAAAACAGCATGACTAAACGGCGCTGCATGTGCTCTGGCATTGACTGCACCTTGGGGTCGTATGCAAATTCGGCATACATTTTGAACCACTGCATAATCATCACTCCCAGTTTGTGAATTCGAACTTGTTCGGCACAAATCGGCATTCCGCGACGCCTGCTGCCCCGTGACGATTTTTTGCAATCACCAGTTCGGTGCGTTCGATTGCATCATGCCACGTTGCGAGACTGGCGACATACCCCTCCCGGGAGATGAAATCCCGTGGGTTAGGCTCAGGTTTGAAATCCGTCATGCCGGGGCGGTGAATAAACACCACCTGATCACAGTCCTGCTCGATTGCGCCGGAATCCCGCAGATCTGACAGCATAGGCCGCTTGTCGGAACGCTGTTCGCTGCCGCGATTCAGCTGATGCAGGGCAATCACTGGAACATTCAGCTCAACCGCCATAAGCTTCAGTTCGCGACTGATGTGGGCGACGGCGAGATTGCGGTTGTCGCCCTTGGATTCCTGCAACAGACCTAGGTAATCAATCATCACCACCGACAGGGGACGCTTGGCGTGAAGCCGCTCAACCTGCGCTCTGACACGCTCAACAGTCAAACGGGTGCTGGCGCTGACAAATGTGTGCCTGGCCCGCAATGTCTCAATCAGATTGACGATAGCGGCTCGCTCGTTGGCGCTGATCTGCCCGGCCTGCTGGCGCTGCACCGATATATCCAGCTCAGCCGCCACCCAGCGCTGTAATACCTGGGTGTGCCCCATCTCGAGCGAGTACACCGCCGCCGCTGCATCCGGGTTCTGTCGCAACATCGTCAACAGCATTGCCGATTTACCCATACCGGGGCGCGCGCCAATGCAACACAGATGCCCACCACGCAGGCCGCCCAACATCTGATCCAGCCTAGTGACGCCTGTCATAATGCCCGGCGCACTGGATGATGCATTCAGGCTGGCGAGATATTCCTCCGCGCCATCCACGATATGCACCAGATTCCCGCCTGTGCTGATATGGCCGCTGGCGCTCAGGCCGAATGCGATTTCTTGCACCCGTTCGGCAATCTGCTCACAGGTCAATTCCTGATTGCTGTCAAATGCTACGGCCCGGATTGCCTCAGCCGCCTCAACAGCGCAAATGCGGGTGTAATTCCGCATCACCAGATCCGCATAGTGCCGCCATTGCGTGACACTGATGACAGACCCCGCCAGGTCGTGCGCATATTCCAAAAATTTGTTCTCGATCAACCATGGTTTTAACGACATGAGCGGCGTTACCGCCTGCCCTATCGCACAACTGGCCCGCAATCTGGCCCATATCTGCTGATGATGATCCAGACAAAACGCCGCGTCTGGCACGACCTCAATTGCCCGCTCCGCAACCCTGCCATCAATCAGCGCCGCAGCAATCAGCGCCTGTTCCGCCTCTGTTGCAGCGTCCACCAGCGTTTGTAAATTTTGCATTTTTATCCCCTGTTTCGTTGCGATTGTCGCAATCAAACTGCTGGCGGCAGGCAAGACGCCACGCCGCCGCAGCTTTCATTTTGGCCATGAAATCCAATCCGCTGCCCGTTTCGTCAAAACGCATGACAGCGGCCTGGAACTCATGCCACAATTTATGCAAATCACTCATAATTTTGCCGACCTCTCTCTTGCTCGCGATCACGCCTCGCCCGCTCCGCTATCAGATAACGGATTGTTCCGGCACGTTTCCGAATGCCCGTTGCCGATGCAATCCGATCCAGCGCGGCCAGCATGTCGAAATCCAGTTGAATGTGGACAGTGAGTTGGTTCTCTTTGTCTCGCTTAGTCATATTTTTGCTGTAAGTTAGTGGTTCTCTTGTTGACATTGCGCGATAATGCCTTTAATGTCAAGAACACAAAACACTCGAAAAGGACGAGGCAACAAATGACATTTACACCCGAAATCACAGAGCAGCTGAAGCGCAAGCTTGATCCAATACACGTGCATAAACGTGACGCAGGCGGTGGCATAAAGCTGGATTATTTGGAAAGTTGGTTTGTTATCAGCGAGGCAAACCGCATTTTTGGTTTTGACGGATGGTCATCTGAAACCGTGTTGCTGGAACCTGTCGGTGATGTGGTTCAACAGCAAGGCAATAACGGAAGGCCGCGTTTTAAGGCTGGATATCGAGCCATTGTGCGAGTGACAGTCGGGGATGTCGTGCGCATGGGGACAGGCTTTGGTAACGGTATTGGGCCTGATCCGGTCGATGTCCACGAGCTGGCGGTCAAGGAAGCCGAGAGCGACGCTCGTAAACGCGCATTGTCATCGTTTGGCAATCCGTTTGGCTTGGCGTTGTATGACAAAAAACGCGCCAACGTCATGACAGATGCAGACAAGCAAGAAGAAGCGCAGCAAGAGATTGATCGACTGAAATCATTTGTCGATGATTTTGTCAAAACGCTGGACAACATCCAGACAATGGATGCGCTGAACGATCTGTTGCAAAGCGTTTCCGCAGAAATGCAAGATCTGGCGCAAGTTTTACCGAAATGGCACAGCAGCCTGTGGGACAAAAAAATTAATCCGCTCAAACTGCAAATTGAACAATTGAAAGGTTGAAAATATGCCGAACTTTTTTAACGCAACGGTTGCGGGACACGTTGGCAAAAGTGAAACGTTTACCTATCAGGACAAAGCGGGGCAGCGTACTGGGGTGCGGTTCAGCATTGCGTACAATCCGCCCGGCAAGGACAAAGCAGGCAACAAAAAAGAGTCGGTATGGTTGCAATGCACTGCTTTCAATGCGCCTGATTGGATTGCGCAAGGGTTGCAAAAAGGTGTGCCTGTTATTGCCAGTGTCACGCCCGAAATGGAATCATGGCGCGACAAAAATGGAGAGGAAAAGCAAACACTGAAATGGCAGGCCAGAGATGTGCAGATTTTAATCAAAGGCAACCGCGAAGTCAAAGCGCATCCAGAATCAGATAATGTCGTTGGCCTGTCTGACACGCTGGATGATGAAATCCCATTTTGATGAAGCCGCCCGCCGGGAGCGTATCCCGGCATACACAACAAAGGGGATAAAAATGTCTAAACCACTGAAACGCATCAAAAAAGGCCTGTATCATTTCGATGTTGCTGGTGCTCGCATCGAGGGGGTGCATGCTAAAATTACAGGCAATGTCACTAACATCTGGGGCGATGTCACTGATATCTGGGGCGATATCACTGACCTCCGGGGCGATGTCTCTAACATCAAGGGCGATGTCACTGACCTCCGGGGCGATGTCACTATCATCACGGGCGATGTCACTGACCTCCGGGGCGATATCACTGGCCTCTGGGGCCGTGTCTCTTACATCCGGGGCGATGTCTCTTACATCTGGAACAATGTCACTAACCTCCTGGGCGATGTCTCTAACATCAGGGGCGATGTCTCTTACATCAAGGGCAATGTCACTAACATCTGGGGCGATGTCTCTTACATCAGGGGCACTGTCACTGGCCTCCGGGGCGATATCACTGGCCTCTGGGGCGATATCACTTACATCTGGGGCGATATTACTGGCCTCCGGGGTGATGTCTCTTACATCAGGGGCGATATCACTGGCCTCCGGGGTGATGTCTCTTGCATCACGGGCGATGTCACTGACATCCCGAAATGCGCTCGCCCGTGCGACATTAATGACTGGATTGAGTAACCGACCGCCGGGAGCGTATCTCGGCATACACAACAAGGAGACAAAACAATGACTGACAAAAAATTTGAACTGACCAACATCACAATCGAGCACGAGGGCCGGACGCTTTACCGCATCAAAGCATTGCGCGATTTTGCCGACGTGAAAGCTGGCGACTTGGGAGGATATCTCGAAACGGAATCCAATCTCAGTCACGAGGGCAATGCGTGGTTGTATGACAATGCGCGGGTGTATGGCAATGCGCGGGTGTCTGAAGATGTGCGGGTGTATAACAATGTGTGGGTTTATGGCAATGCGCGGGTGTATGGCAATATGAAGTTGTATGACAATGTGCGGGTGTATGGCAATGTGCGGTTGTGTGGCGATAAGCGGCGCGATGGACGGTTGTATGGCAATGCGCAAGTGTCTGACGATTTAACTAGCTGATCGCCCGCCGGGAGCGTATCCCGGCATTTGCTTTCAAAAAAAAACGGATAAACAATGGAAACAGCAATCGTCTCGCGCCGCTTGTTGAAGTCATGCACGAGCCTCATCAATGAGTGCTTGAAACGCCTGCCAGCTGATTCGCTATGTTTTCAGAAAGCCAGCGCCGCACACAAAACGTTTCTGCGCGAATCTAAAGACCTGCTATTAAAAAACAGATCATTGCGTCAGAATAAATATTATTGGGGCATTGTTTTGCCGCAATATATGCGCTTTCGTGAGGTAAATGGGGACATAATGAGCGTTGAAAAAGCTCATTCTGCCTTGCAATTGGATGTCGGGCACTTCAGTTATATCACCACGACAAACAGGACGGTATATGTTGAGCCAATGGGAACCAGTCATCTTACGACCGCAGAGTTCGAAACGTATCTCGAACGGGTGCGCAATTTTGCCATTCAGGAAGGGTTTCATGTGCCATTGCCGAATGAGCAACATTTTGACTTACATCATGAAATAAAATTGGAAGAACAAAAATGACATACATGAAAATCACTCGCAAAAGCATCGATAGTGCCGACATCGAGGGCATCGTGCATGCAGACGATGCGATCCTGTTTGCGCGGGAGGCGACACGCCTGCTGGCCGAAGAATTGCCATCAGAGATGAAGGAAAAGTTTTTATCCGAGGCTATTGTTTCCATTCTGCGGGCGTCCTGTTCGCACACGGAGGCCAAGGACACACTGGAAAGGGCCAAAAGACTCTTAGAATGGAACCATGCCGCAATCGGCACGCTGAAGGGGGATTGATATGACTGACTATAAAATTATTGGCGTTTTTAAACACTGGAATGTGTTTGATTCTATCCCTGAGGGATGGGTTATTGATCGAAACGCAGGATCGCCATTGCATGGCCATGTGTTTATCACGAATGGTAAAAACATTTTGTCGGGTGAGCAAATCAGGGTGCTGGCTCCTGCGCCACGGGAAAAACAGCCACCATTGACACCTGTAAATCTGCAGGACATTTGTCCGCAGTTTTTCCCCGAACCGCAACCGGAGGCCGAAAAGCCAAATCGGCAAATTGATGAAGAATGCCGTAGGGTTTTGAATGATCTGGCGCGGAAAAAGGTGCAAGAGAAACTGTTGCAGGACATCATCTTTGACATGAATGTTTGCAAGCTGGAGGGGTGGGATCATCGTGAGTATCTGTT